CAGGGTGTAGGTGGGCCGCGGCCCCTTGGTGCGGTGTCGCTTCATGCGGCCTCTGAGACTGCGAGCAGCTCGCGGTAGTTGGCGGAGACGATGGCGCGGGCCAGCGGCGGGCACACGCTGTTGCCGCACATCCGCACCTGGGCCTTCTTCGTCAGCTCCCGGCCATCGGCTCCGCGGTCGATGATGTAGCTCTCAGGGAAGCCCTGCGCGCGATACAGCTCACGGGGCGCCAGCATGCGCAGGCCGATGTCCACAATGGCGTAGGGCTCGCCCCGAACAGTCACCAGCCCGAAGCGGTCGCGGGTGGTGACCGTGTGCAGCGGATCGTCCAGGCGCGGGTCCTGGTCGGCGCCGTAGTACTTGACCAGGAAGGCGCGCACCTCTCCATGGTGCTGGCCCTGTGCGCTGATCGTGTGCAGCGGTTCGCTGGCCGGGCTGCCGGTGTTGTCGCCGCGCAGCTTCACCAGGTGGCTGGTGACCAGCGCCGTGTCTGCCTTGGCGGTGATGGTCGCCACGGGCTCGTCCATGCCACGCGGGCGGCTCTGGCCGGCTCTGGCGCCGACGCCAACGAGGCTGGCGGTGACCAGGCTGTGGTGGTCCTGGGTGGTGACGGTGGCCAGCGGCGCGCGCACGTCGCTGCCGACCACGCCGGTGAAGTGCTTGGCCAGGAAGGCAGTGACCAGGGCATGGTTGCCGCCCCCGGCGTGGATGGTGCTGATCGGTCGATTCGGTCCGTGGCTGCGGTCGCTCTCGTCCTTGTGTGCCAGGCCGGCCACCACAGGAGCCACCAGCAGGTGTTCGGCCTTGCTGGTGATCGTGCTCAAGGGGGCGTCGGTACCGTGCACCTTCCCGGCGTCACCGTGTCCCGTGTGGCCAATGCGCACGATGAATGGCTCGGCTGCATCCACCACGTAGCGCATCACGCCCTTGGCGATCCGCCTCAGCGTGGCGTCGGCCAGCGGCCGGCTGCGCTCGAAGATGCTGGGGCAGGGCAGGGTCCAGTCGATGCAGTCGGCGGCCACTGGCCAGGACTTCAGCTTCTTCTGCCGCACGGGCAGGCTGTCGGGCGCCGCATGGCTGGCGGCCGGCCACGCCACCGGCATGCCGTCTCGGCGTGCCACCAGGAACAGCCGCTTGCGGATGGTCGGCGCGCCGTAGTCGCAGCCGCGCAGCTCTCGGTGCTCGATGGCGTAGCCCAGTTGCTCCAGGCTGCGCTTCCAGCGGCGGAAGGTCCGGCCCTTGCGCTGGGGGCACGGGCGGTTGTCAGCACCCAGCGGCCCCCAGGTCTGGAACTCTTCGACGTTCTCCAGGCAGATCACGCGGGGCCGCACTGCGCGCGCCCACTTCACCACCACCCACGCCAGGCTGCGGATCTTCTTGCTCACCGGCTTGCCGCCCTTGGCCTTGCTGAAATGCTTGCAGTCTGGCGAGGCCCAGAGCAGGCCTACGGGCTGGCCTTCGGTCACTGCCTGCGGATTCACCTCGAACACATCGCTGACGAAGTGCAGCGTCTGCGGGTGGTTCGCCTGGTGCAGGCTGACTGCCTCCGGGTCGTGGTTGATGGCGATGTCCACCGGACGGCCAATGGCCTGCTCGATGCCGGTGCTGGCGCCACCTCCGCCCGCGAAGAGGTCGACCACCAGCTCGCGGTGGATCGGCAGCAGGAACTGCGGCGTCAGCATGTTGCGCCCCCATTCGACTGGGGCCCGGCCACCATGTGCGCCCAGTGCGTCACCTCCACCGGCCTGCCCTCGACGTTGCGCCAGGTGTCGCCGTCAAGGTAGCCCAGCCACCACTCTTCGTCGTCATCGGCCAGCGCGATCATCACCGTGGTGTCGTCGTCGGGCAGCTTGCCGCTGGCCACCGGGATCCACTCGACCAGCTGGCGCAGGCCGGGCGTGAAGGTGACCACTTGTCGCTCATAGCGCGGGTTGATGGCGTACCGGCCGGCCTGCACCACCACACGGCCCACGCGCAGGTGGTGCTTGAGCAGCGCGCCAACCAGGCCGCTATTGCTCAGCTGGGCGGCGTGGGTCAGTTCGCGCGCCGTCATGGCGCCGCCGTCCTGCAGCAGTTGCAGTAGCGCGTGCGCCTTGCTGGGGACGGTGCGCTGAAGGTGCAGGGCCGGCCGCTCGCTACGCCGCGCCGTCAACTGCTTGGTGACGATGTCGAAGACGTTCATGAAGACCTCTTGTCATTGGCCCGGCCGCCCATGCACATCGGCGGGCGGTGCGTGTGCCGCGTGCCGTTGCGCAAGCTGGGCAGCGTGAAAGCGTCCATGGCCCTCGGTCGGCCGCCGAATGGCGCCAGCTCGCGGCCGTCGTAGCTGCCCCGGGTGGTGGCGGCCACATGCAGGCGCACCGGCACGAGATCGGCCGATGCAGCGGGCGCTGGCGGTGCTTCAGCCGCCTGGTGCGGCGCGGGCTGCGGCCCCAAGACGAAGGCGTGCACGGTGCCCGGCGCGCGGTGGATCACGTTCAGGTACAGCATCTTCCACACCAGGCGCCTAACCGCTGGCGCATGCACGCCGGTGTGGCTGATCAGTTCGTCCATCGTCAGTGGGCGGCTGGCGTGCTGCAGCGTCTCTTCCAGCAGCAGGCGCTCTGCGCTCTTGCGGCCGCGGCCCTGCACGGCTGTTCCCATGGGTGTGGGGGTGCTCATGCTGCTGCCGCCTCGTGCCGCGCGGCCATCTGCCCGCGCAGTTGGTGGAATGTGGCCACGAACAGGTCGCGCCACTCGCGCCAGGTGCGGCCCGACTCGTCGGCGGCCAGGCGTTCCCCTGCTGGCAGCACCTCACGGCCTGGCGTGTCCAGAATGGGCCAGGGCGCATGCACGCCGGCTCGCCAGGGCATCAGGTCGCGCCGCTCGGTCGCCAGGGCAATCAGGTCGCAGGCCTGCACCTCGGCGCCCCAGGCCGCGTAGCCGGTGCGCAGGCCGAAGTGGCGGCGCACGTTGAACTTGTGCGCGCCCTCGAAGGCTTCCCACGGCGCGCCCAGCGTCCACTTGGCCGGCGAGATCATGTCGCCCACGTAGGCCTCATGCGCGTCGTGCATCAGCAGCGCCAGGCGCAGGCCCGGGCTGGCGCCGCGCGCCGCGCCGATGCGCTCCACAAGCAGGCTGTGTTCCGCGACGCTGTACGGGCGGCTGGTGGCGCCGTTGAAGCGGTTGATCATCGCCAGGTGGTGGGCAATGTCGCCCAGGTCGGGCGGGTTGCCCAGCCACACGCTGGGGCCGTCCAGCACGTAGGCCGCGCCGCTTGCGGTCAGCATGAACATGGGGTCGTCGCGCTGCATCACGCCACCTTCGCCTGCACGCTGTCCACGCCTGCTTCCAGCGCCCACCACTGGCCCAGCACCTGGTTGCGCAGATCGTCCAGCGTGCTGGCGTTGGTGATGGTCACGTCAGGGCGGAAGCTGGCGCCGTCGTTGGCGCTGGCGTGCGTGCCCTCGGTGGTGGTGGCCGCCGTCACGCCAGGCCGTTGCACCTGCCACAGCTGGGTGGTGTGCTCCTGTCGTCCCAGCAGCGGCGGCCGCAGCAGCCCGACTTCGTTGTCGAAGCGCACGTCGGCGATGACGAAGCGGCACAGGCCCCTGTCGATGTGCGCCAGCACGGTGTCGTGCAGGCGGTCGACCCAGTAGTCAGGGTCTTCGGCGCGGCGGTACTCGGTGCCCCACCATTGCAGGATCTGCCGGGGCGTGCGCGACTGCTGCAGCGCCGCGGCCACGGCGGCGTGGTTGAAGCGGTCCAGGCCCTGGGCCACCAGCGCGTCCAGCACCACGGCCTGAAATTCGACCGGGCCACGCACCAGCGCCAGCTCGGCCAGCGGCGTCTCTTTCATCTCGCGCCGGCGCAGCGCCAGCGGCTCCACGTGAAAGGCCTCGCTCACTTCCTGGCGCAGCGCGTCGGCAAAGGCCAGCTTGGTGAAGCCGGCGTGCTTCACCAGGTAGTCGGCCACAGTGTCCTTGCCGGCGCTGGCGAAGCCGCACAAGCCGATGATGTAGGTGGGGGGCATGTGTGCCGACATCTGCATCACCCCGCCGCGCCAATCAGCACGGTGTAGCCGCTCTTGGTGGCCACGGTGGTGATGTACTCGCCAAAGGCGTCTTCCACGGCACGCTCCCAGCGGTCAGCCTCGTACCAGAACTTCACGCCGCCGCCGGCCAGGCGGTACTTCAGCCGGGCCCGCAGCTTGTAGCCCGGGCCGTTCTTGAAGATCCGCAGGCCCAGGGTGAACTCGCGCGGAATGGTCAGCCCGCCGGCCGCGCCCGCGCGGGCGTCGACCGTCTCGTTGTACGTCAGCTGCGTCTGCCCGTCGTGCAGGCGCTTGGCGCTCTTGAACTCGATGCCCGTGGTGGCCTGGATGGTGGTGGCCACCTCCAGCAGCTGCTGTGCCGCCGGCTCGGTGATGTCGGCCAGGTTGTCTTCCAGGAACTCGGCAAACTCGCCCTGGCTCTTGGCGCGGCCGGCGCCGTTGTTGGCCATCCAGCGCGCAAACTCGGGCGAAAACTCAGCGGTGTACACCGCGCGGTGGTCGCGCCAGCCCGGAAGCCCAGCGGCCCGGTGATCGTTGATCACGGCGGTGATGGTGCGCGCGTCGGTGTCGGCGAACACATAGGCCTGCTGCGCGGCGCCCTGGTCGGCCAGGTACTGCACCAGAGAATCCACGCTCTTCAGCGCCACGGTGCCCTGCTTGCGGGCCGGAGCGGGCTGCGCGCGCTCCACGTCCTTCGTCACGTCTTTCAGGGTGTAGCCGGGCGGCACGCAGGTCAGCCAGGCGCCCTGCACGTTGTCGGGGCGCAGGGCGGCGGCGGTCAGCACCGTCAGCGTTTCGGCCAGGCGGAAGGCGTCAGGCGCCACGTCCTTGGCGGCCGGCGCGGTGGTGGGGGTGGGGGCAGGGGTGTTCATTGCGCGTTCACGTCCTTCAGGTTGGAGATTTCGCCCGTGGCGGGGTCCACCACGGTGCGGGTGTCATGCAGGCCCAGCGCGTGCTGGCGCGGGTGCTGGCGGGTCGGCTCGGCCTCGTCGGTCAGCCAGAAGAAGTCGCTGGGGGCGTCGGGCTTGGGCAGTTCCAGCTTGCGGTCGGCGACGATGGTCACCTTGTCCACGTACTGGCCGGCCTTGGCGGCCGGGGCCACCTTCACCTTCAGCGTCAGGCTGCCGCTGCGGCCAGTGCTCTGCACGGTCTGCAGCAGCTCGGCCAGGTCGGCCGTCAAGCCGGCCAGCGTGTTGCCGTCGTTCAAGTCGTTCAGGAACAGGGCGAAAGATTTCACGGGCGTGGTTCTCCTATCAAGCGGCCAGCGCCGCGGGTGGTTGTGTGGGCGTGCCTGCAGCCGGCGCGCCTGCGTGTGCTTCGGTCTTGGCCTGCCAGCTCGGCGGCAGCGGCGCCAGGTTGCAGCGCGTCACGTGCGCGCGCCACTCGCGGCCGTCCCAGCGCATGCGGTCCAGCTCCAGGTCCAGCCCACGGCCCGGCTTCAGCTCGGCCAGGTGCAGGTTCCAGAAGGCCATGGCCTCGCTGCCCGGCCAGGCCGCCATCAGCTCGTTCAGCGTCACGCGCCGGCCGTCGCGGTCTTCGTGCTCCACCACGGGCAGCATCAGCACGGGCAGGCCGGCGGTGTCGCGCGCGGTGTAGGGCCGCGTGCGTAGAAAGAACAGGCCGGTGGCTCGCATGACGTCGTGCCCAGCCGGCTCAGTGGTGCAGGGGCCGCACGCTCTGTTTGCGTGCGTCAAAGCTGGGCTTCAGCGGCGGCGGGTTCAACGGGCCGGCGCGCACGCGGCGGGTGCCGGGCGTGGCCACCAGCTGCGCCGACTCGCGCTCGATGCGCGCCCAGTCGGCCGTGCGCATGGGTGGCAGGCCGGCGTGCGTGTCGCCCGCGTCGGGCAGGTCGTCCAGATCGGGCCCGCGGCCGCGCAGGCACCAGCCGATCGCCACGCCCACCATCAGTGCCAGCAGCAGCGCCACCACGATGAGGGCCGGCTCAGCGGCGGCATCGGCCAGCACGGTCACCAGGTCGCTGGGCGACACCAGCATGCCCGCGCTGACGATGGCGAAGAAGCTGGCCAGGGCCACCAGCACCACCAGCACGGTGGCGAGGCCGGGCAGCAGGGCGCGCAGCACAGCGCGGGACACGGCGCGAGACTGCGGGCAGTCTCCCTGGCTGCAGTTGCCGTTGCAGCATTCGTTGGTCATGAAGCTCTCCTGGTTGGAAAAAAAATGCAGGTGGCTCATCGCGTGCCCGACTGCGCCAGGCGCCGGCCATGCTTGGTGGTGCAGCGGTGCTGGCCGTCGGGCAGGTAGACCACGCTGGCCTCACCGTGCTGGCGCCGGCACTCGTCCAGGTCAGCGGCCTGGCTGGCCGCCACGGCCAGGGCCACGTGGTCGACGTCTGGCGCGGCCGGGTACGGCTCGGCGTCCAGCGAAGGGCCTACGGCGCCGAGCACCAGGGCGAAGGCGGCGGCGCCCGCGAGCGCCTGGAGGGTGGCGGCGTTCACTGGTAGACCCCCACCGGCACGAGGTCGCCGTAGTCGTCCATCACCATCCGACTGGTGGTGGTCGACCAGTTGTTTCCTTCGTTGTCCTGGCGCGTAATCGAGCCAATCCACACCGCCGGGCCCCTCCAGTACTTCTCGCGGCCCGCCTCTGGCACATGCTCGCGCCAAAAATACGCTTCTGCCCTTTCGCGCTGGATGTGAATTTGGGCGCCCGAGGCCTCGGCCCGCACCACCGCACCCGGTGCTGCAAACGCTGCTGCATGCTCACGCTCGTGATCGGCCTGCAGCGCGGCGCGCGCGGCGCCGGCCGGCACCAGCACAAAGTCACCGGCGCCCACGCGGGTGTTGGGGGGCATGCGGAAGCGCCAGGTCATGCGCTGGAAGTCGGCTGATTCGGCCTGCAGCACGGGTGCGCCGGTGAGCAACTGGACGAGGGCGGAGGGGGCGGCGGTCATGCGCGGCCTCCCTGCTGATGCAGCTGCGGCTGCATGAGACGCGCCACGCTCCAGGCGGCGTGGTCGCAGCTGTCGGCGCACTCACGGTTTCCGCGGGCGTTGCGGTGCTCGATGCGCTTGCGCGCGACCAGCTCGGCCATGGCCGTCAGCGTGAGCTGCTCCGCGTCCATCACGTCGCGCAGGTTGGTGCTCTTGCGCAGGCCGCGCTGCGCCAGCACCTCGCTCTTCTTGCCGCCGAGGATGTTCTTGTAGATCGAGTTCGTGCAGTCGGCATAGCCCTTGCCGGCCACGCCGTGGGCGGCCAGCGTGCTGACCAGGCCGTTGCGCGCCACGGTGCCCTGCACGCGGCGGGCCAGCCATTCGGCGTCGGCTGGCTTGGCGCGGTCGGCCACGTCGGCGGCCAGCGTCACGTCGGCGGCCTTGAAGCGCGCGTACACCTCGTTCACCTGCATGTGCAGCTGCGGGCTCAGGTATTTGGCGTACGCCAGGGCGATTTGCCAGTGGGCAAAAGTGCCGCCGCCCTTGCCCTTGGTGGCGCGGTAAATGTCCGCTGCGGGGACATTCAAGGCGCCGGCCACGGCGGCAATGAACTCCTGGCCGGCCTCTTCCTTCCAGCGGCGGGGGTCCCGCTTGCCGTCAGTCAGGCCTTGGACGCTGGCCGCCTTGAACAGGTCCGTCAGGCTGACCAGCCCGTCGGCGTTGGTGGCGACCTGGTGGCCGCCGAGGGTGAGGGGCGCGCGGTAGCTGCGCGCCGGGTTGATTGTCTGCACTTCCGTCTCCGGGCCTGTTTGTGGCCACGGAACGGATTAAACGCGATGTTTATTTAGCTGTCAAACACTGTGTTTGGTTTGGTGCGGGGTCCGACGAACGGCGCGTCAGCCCGGTGGGCGTCTCAACCTTCCGACCAGCCGGCCAAGTGATCTGCCGAACGAGACCGCGCCAGCCTTTGGACGGGGGGCCTCGGTCGCTTGCAGCGCGCGCCGTTGGTCCGTTTGGGGGGGTTGGCTTCCGCACACGGTGCAGATCTCGTCCTTGTCGCGGGTGTGTAGGGCAATGGTCAGCCAGACGATCAACCAGAGTCCTGCAGTGACGACCGAAAGAAGTAGGTGCAGGATGTGATTCGGCGTCTCGACCAAATGCACCGTTGGTTTGCCGCAGTAGCGGCATTGAAGGATGGCTTGCTTCGTGCTCACGCTGCTCTGTCCTTTGGCGCGGTCCACCGAGCGTAGTTCCTGCGCTCGCGCTCTGGGGCGAGATCCTCACGGAAAGGGTTGTCGACGGTCCTCAGAGGCAGCAGCGGGATCTGTGTGTGAGTAGCCCGATCTTCGCTCCTGCCGCTAACGGCCAAGACTACCAGCTGCGGTTTTCCAGTCGCGCGAGCATGCGCAACCTGTGTTTTGTCCTTCCTGGTGCCTTTGTCCTTCGGCGGCGGCGCAGGTGGCGTGCCGTGGCTGCGAATCAGCACTTCCAGCAGTTCGATCACGGTGCGCGCCTGCGCTGGGTCTTTGGCAATACTGGCCAGTGTCGGCTCCGCGAGGCTCCGGCCGATGGGCGTTAGGTTGGCCATGGCTTCGGCAATGATCTGAACCGCCCAATCAATGCCGCCAGGCGGGGCGATGCTTGTGTACCCAGGCCCCGGCGCTTCGGAAACTGCGTGTTCGGACTGGCCCGAGGTGCCCTGGATGAACTGCTCGCCAGTTCCTCGCAGGATCCATGGCGCGCTGGTGCCGGCGCGGGTTTGCGCACGGAGCGCGCCGTCCTGCGAAACGCCGCGCTTGGCCCAGTTCGTCACGACCTGAGGTTCGACATCTAGCCATTTCGCAATGGCGGAGTGCCCCAGCACCGGCGGTTTCATGTTGGCCGCCACCAAGGACAAGCGGGCCATCGATGGGTGGGGCGGCGAGTCCTTTGTAGTCTTGGGCATTAGCCGATTCTCCGCAGACTAAACATCCCGTTGTTAAACGTGTTGTTTGACAGATGACAAAACGCCATGTTTAATCGAGGGCGTGGACAAAACCGACATTCATCCCGACTGGGTGCAGATCGAGGCCCTTGGTGGACCGGCCAAGGTGGCGGAGCGGCTGGGCTGGCACAAGGATGGCGGGCTGCAGCGTATCCAGAACTGGAAGCGCCGGGGCGTCCCAGCGCTCGTCAAATTGGAACACGCGGAGCTGTTTCTCCCTGGGCGGCCCAGCATGCCACCCGCGCCGCCACCAGTGGAGCCGCCAGCCGCTGCAGCCATGGCGGGGGGTGCGTGACATGCCGAACCTGGTCACCGATGCCGCATGCGACCGAGCGGACAAGTTCCGCCTCATCTCGCGCCCCCGTGACGACGTGCCGCCGCGCAACCCCGAGGTGGCCGCCCTGTTGCGCCGCGCTCAGCGCCTGCGCGACATGCCCGGCCTGCAGCCCGACACGCGCCGATGGTGGGAGGGGTACGCCATGGCCCTGGCCGACTATTCGTCGGGCGTGGGCGCGGCCTTCGCGCTACGCGACCAGGCGCAGGGCGTGGTTGAGCGTGCACCAGCCAGACTGCCCGTAGGCGGGGAGACGCGAGTGCGACCCAGCAACGGCCATGGCGGGGGGTGCGTGAGATGAAGCCGCGCAAGCCTCTGCCCTGGAGGCGCAGGGCGCCATGTTCCAAGACGGCCGGCGCGGCGTGTCCCGTTTGCGGTGGGCGTTGCGTCCAGGTCTCTTTCCTGCGCGACCCCTTTGACAGCTGGGCGTGCCTCAGTTGTCCGGCTCGGGGTCGCGTCGTACAGCCGCCTCCGCTCGGCGCAGCAGTTCGGCGGCTCGCTTCAGGGCATGCCGTTGCACCTCGTCGATCGGCAGATCGGCGCGCCGGGGGATGGCAACCGTGAAGCTGATTCGCTCCAGCGTGCTCTCGGTTGGTAGCAGTGCCTCCCAAAAGATCAGCCACTCCGGTCCGGTGGTGTTCTGGATGACAAAGGGTTGTCCCGTCACTTGCATGCCTGCCCCTTTCGTTGGCGTTGGTGGTGGTGAGAGACCGCCATTCTCCGGCGGAAGAGGGCGGGCACCCGCCCCCGGGCCACATGTCTCCAGCCGCGCTGTCCACCAGCTGCGCGGTTTGCCCGGCGGCCACGCGGCCGCTGGGCTCTTTTCTCGTGATGGGCTTGCTGTGCATGGGCTTCAGTTTTGCCCGGGCAAGCCTCGCAAGGCCACGCAATTGTTCTGGGGGGCGTTGCGAAGCGCCATCCACGCTGCGCGCGCCGCGCCCATCTTCGCCGCCTCCAGGAGAGCCGCATGACTCAGCCTACCCTCTTGTCCATCGAAGTGCCCATCTCCGAGGTGGTGCGCAAGCCCACCCTCGGCCGAGCCATAGAGTACTGCGCCGAGCTGGCGGGCTACAGCTACGACAAGGAGCTGGAAGCCGCGCTCGCCAAGTCTGGCGTCAAGGTCGACGCCACCCAGTTGACGCGCTGGAAACAGGGTGCCGAGGGCATCAAGTGGGACAAGTTCGCCGCCCTGATGGACGCCTGCGGCAACGACGCCCCGCTGCTCTGGATGAACCACGCCCGCGGCTATGACCTGGCCGCCATGCGCAAGCGCGAAAGCGAGCTCGAACGCGAGCTGCGCACCGCTCGCGAGGAAAACGCCGCCCTGCGCCGCGTGCTGATGCAAGGGGCCGCGCACGCATGAGCATCAAGGTGATGACCATGGTCTTCGACCGCTACCCAGCGGGCGGCAATGAGCGGCTGCTGGCGCTGGCACTGGCCGACCATGCGCGCGACGACGGCACGCGCATCTGGCCCAGCGTGGCTGAGCTGGCGCGCAAGACGGTGTTGTCGCGCAGCACGGTGCAGCGGCTCATCCGCAGCATGCTGGAACGCGGGTGGCTGGAACAGGTGCACACCGCCACCGGCAGGCCCGGAGACACCAACGAGTACCGCGTCAACGCTACATGGATGGCTGGCGGCAATCTGCCCGAGAGGGGTGTCAAATTGACACCCCTCTCTGCCGAAGAAACAGGCACTCAGCCTGTGGATAACGTTATCCACACGGGTGTCAAAAACGGGGGGAGGGGTGTCAAAAATGGGGGGGAGGGGTGTCACAGCTATGACACCCGAATCTCCATGAACCGTCAGGAACCATATACCCCCCCTCCCCCCGTTCACACGGGGGGCAGTGGAAAACCTGAAAGACCGAAGACCGAAGCCCAACAGCCGAAGCCGGACAGCCGGTCGACCAGAAAGCCGGGTTGGCGATGGCGTGAGACCTGGGACGGCGTTTGCAAGCGGGGGCAGCAGCTGGGCGTGCCGTACTCGGCCGCCCCACTCGGCAACGCCTGGACCGACAAGCAACTACGCCAGCACCAGGCCGCTTACCGCCAGCTGGTCGAGGCGGCCCATGCAGCGCAGCAGGACGCAGGGCCTGCCGTCTCCACGCGCGTGATGGCGGCGCTGCGAAAGGCGGCGCCCGCATGAGCTTCGTCGTCAAGCTCAGCTCCAACCTGCCCGAGGTCTCGGCGTGGGCCGTGGACGTGCGCAAGCAGCAACGCTTCGCCATGTCGCGCGCCATCAACCTGGTCGCCAACGCCGCCCGTGATGCACTGCGCGCCGAGGCGCAGCAGGTCTTCGACAGGCCCACGCCCTTCATCGTCAACAGCTTGCGCGTGTCGAAGTACTCGACGCGGCAGGACCTCACGGCCATCGTCGAGCCGGTGTACCCAGGCGGCAAGGGCGTCGACCCGCAGGACGTGCTGCGCGCCGAGATCCAGGGCGGCCCGCGCAAGCTGAAGCGGTCGGAGCGGGCGTTGCAGCGTGCCGGCGTCCTGCCGCCGGGCTACTACATCGCGCCAGGCTCAGGCCTGCCATCGGACAAGCTGGACGCCTACGGCAACGTCAAGGGCGGCTTCATGGTGCAGATCCTGGCGTACTTCCAGGCCTTCGCCGAGCAAGGCTACAAGGCCAACATGACGGCCAAGCGCAAGGCCGGCTTGGCCAAGCGGGGCGTCACCGCCAGCGGCTACAAGACCATCGGCGGCGTGGAGTACTTCGTGGCCTACGGTCGGCTGCGTGGCGGCAAGACGTCGCACCTGGCGCCGGGCATCTACTCGCGCACTGGCACGCATGGCTCCGACATTCGACCGGTGCTGATGTTCATCCGCCCGCCCGTGTACCAGCGCCGCTTCGACTTCAATGCCGTGGCCCTGCGTGCTGCCCAGCTGCGCTTCGGCCCAGCCTTCGAGCTGGCCTTCCGCGATGCCATGCGCACCGCAAGACCGGTCAGGCCTGCACGATGATCAGCGCCGGCCGCCACCGCCAGAAATTTCATGGGTCCTTCCTGGAAGGCTGCCATGCGGGTAATTCGAAC